GTATGCTCGGCTCTGTGCAAGGGGTATCCTATGACAAGATAGGTGGCGGTGCAACGAAGTGGAACGGTGACACGGCCGAGTATAACCTCGTCATTAAGTGCGTTGACCTTGAGGCACAGATAGCACAGGAGATTAACGATATGGTTGCTTTGATGGCAGCCATACACAGCACCATCGAAGCGGTACGCAATACGGACGAGCGCCTTGTTCTTCGATGCAGGTATATACTGTTCCTTAGTTGGGACGAGACAGCACACCGTATGAACTACTCCGACACCCAAGTACGCAGGCTTCACGGCTCGGCACTACGAAGTGTTATTGTGCCAGAGGAATATAGAAGCAAATAAAAGTTGGACAGGTTTGGACGGAAATGGACGGAATTGAACGCCCAATAGTGTGATATAATATATGCTGAAGAAGCACGGACGAGAGGGTAACCTTTCCTCCGTGCTTCGTTGTTTCAAGCTGACCACGCACACAACACACGCACCCTTGTTGCAGGGGCAAGGTCTCTTCGTCCTTTCTGGCCTTGCCCCTTTCCCTTTGTCTGTGAATTTTTATTTCATAGGTACTGTCTGAAGGGGGTGGGGTTGCGGGGCGAGGAAGGCGCGGAATTTTTTCGCACAAAATCAAAAATTTTTTGGGCATTTCGTTACGAAGGCACAAGCCGCAGCGTATGAACGCCACCAAAATGAGGTGAAAAAGATGAACAAAACAGCGGAATTGAGGACGATTCCTATCTCGGAACTACGCCCTGCAGAATACAATCCAAGGGTGGAACTGCAACCCGGCGATAAGGATTACGAGGACATCAAGCGCTCTATTCAGCGGTTCGGCTTCGCAGACCCCCTCGTGGTCAATGCAGACATGACCATCATCGGTGGTCACCAACGACTGAATGTAGCAAAAGACCTCGGATACACCGAAGTGCCGTGTGCGGTTGTTGACCTTTCCAAGGCCGAGGAACGCGCACTCAATGTTGCACTCAATAAGATGGGCGGTCGCTTCGACAACACGAAGCTGGCACACCTGTTGAAAGACCTGTCTCTCGGGGGGTTCGACACCACCCTCACGGGTTACACCATCAAAGAAAAGGACGAACTTATCAACGGACTAACTCTGAACATCGAAGCGGCCGAGGATAACGCCGATGAGATTATCGATTCGGTTGAGAGTATCGAGCAACCCTATGTTCGGAAAGGTCAGTTGTGGCAGCTTGGGCGGCACCGTCTGCTCTGCGGTGACAGCACGAGCCTTGCCGATATGGAGAAGCTGATGGACGGGCAGCAAGCCGACCTCATCATCACCGACCCTCCATACAATGTCCAGTATGTCGGCAAGACCAAGGACAGCCTTACCATTGAGAACGATTCCATGTCGGACGGTGCATTCTTCGCCTTCTGCTTGGATGCCTTCACCTGTATGTTCTCATACGCCAGAGAGGGTGCAAGCATTTATGTGTTCCACGCAGACACCGAAGGACTGAATTTCCGAAGGGCATTCAAAGAAGCAGGCTTCAAACTTTCGGAGTGTCTTATCTGGGCAAAGGATGTGTTCGTCCTCGGACGGCAGGACTACCACTGGAGGCACGAGCCTATTCTCTATGGTTGGAAGGAAGGTGCAGGTCACTACTTCGTCAACGACCGCACACAGGACACCGTCCTTACATACGAGCGTCCGAAGCGGAGCGAGGAGCATCCGACAATGAAGCCTGTTCCTCTCGTTGGAAAGCTGATGCAGAACTCCTCCATGCTCGACTGGAAGGTGCTTGACCCATTCGGTGGTTCTGGCTCTACCCTCATCGCAGCACAGCAGTTGGACAGGCAGTGCTTCACGATGGAACTCGACCCACGCTATGCGCAGGTTATCATCGAGCGGTGGCAGAACCTCACAGGCGATAAGGCGGTGTTGCTCGATGAGTAACGACTTGCGCCTTAACTTCACGGGGGGGGGGGTATTAGATATGTCCACTCAGACTAACCCTGCCTCCGGCTCGTTCTACAAGGTAGAGGTCATCGCACACCTATTCGGAGTGTCGGTGCGCCGAGTTCAGCAGTTGACACAAGAAGGCATCATTGAAACCGTCCAAACGCCGGAGGGCAGACGCTATGACCTCGGCCCAACCGTGCAAAAATACATCGCTTATCTTTCCGATAAGGCTTATGGCAGAGACCAGAACAAGAGAGAAACCGAACTCCGAGAGCAAAAGCTGATGGCAGACATCGCACTCAAGGAGAGCCAAGGCGAACTGCACCAACTTCGGACAGCCATCGCCGCAGGCAAATACATCTCTGTCGAAGAAGTACAGGTCGACTACTCACGCTTCTTTGTGGTGTTTAAGAAGTTCGCTCTATCTATTCCGAGCCGAGTTGCCGGAACTATATCGAGCGTGGTCGAACCCGTTGTGGCGAGGTCTGTTGAGAAAGACCTAACCCGTGAGGTCAATTCCATGTTGCAAGGCTTTGTCATCGCCGGAAAGGTAGACGGCAAAGGGAGTGACACTGATTGACAAAACGGAAATACAAGCACAAGCCGTTCACAGTAACTGAATATCAGAAGGTAGCGCTTGAGTTCCTTCTCCCACCAGAAGACATCAGCGTCAGCGAGTGGGCAGAGGAACACCGCATCTTGGATGTTCGCTCCTCGGCGATGCCGGGGCATTGGCGAAACAGCGTCACGCCTTATCTGTCCGAAATAATGGACACTATGAACGACTTTGAAATCGAGGAAACGGTCTTTGTAAAGCCGACACAGGTCGGTGGTACAGAAGCGCTGCTCAATCGGCTCGGATATCTCATCGCACAAGACCCCGGGCCGACCATGATAGTTTACCCGACCGACATCCTCGGCGATAGCACGAGCGAGAACCGCATCATCCCAATGATAAAGAACTCGCCTGCTATCAAGCAGCACTACAACGAACGCATCTCCTCCAAGATGGAGTTGCAGTTCGACAATATGTATGTGAGCATCAGCGGAGCGAACTCGCCTGCTTCGCTTGCGTCCAAACCTATCCGATACCTCTTTCTGGACGAGGTCGACAAGTTCCCTGCGGCAAGCCGGAGAGAAGCCGACCCCATCAGTCTGGCAAGAGAACGAACAAAGACATTTATAAATCGCAAGATTTATATGTGTTCCACGCCCACCCTTCGCACAGGTCATATCTGGAAAGCGAAGGAATCTGCCGACATCGAGAAGCATTACTTTATCCCGTGCCCTCATTGCTCGGCCCAGATAGAATTGAAGTTTCAAAATTTGAGGTGGCCAGACGATGAGGCGGGCCTCGATGCGGCAGACAGGGCAGAACTTGCCACCTATGTGTGTCAAGAATGCGGATGCACCATTTCCGATGCAGAAAAGAATCGCGCACTTTCCTTTGGCGAGTGGAAGGTCGTGCGTGAACGAGGAAAAACGGTGCGCCGTGTGGCATATTGGATTAACACCCTCTATTCTCCGTTTGTTAGGTTTGCGGAGATTGCGAAGGAGTTTCTCAAAAGCAAAGATGACCCCGACCTACTGCACAACTTCACCAACTCGTGGCTTGCCGAGCCGTGGGAGGATACCAAGCTGAAAACGAATGCCGAGATGGTGCTTGAGCGCCAGACGGAGGTTGAGCAGTTTGTATTACCCGACTGGACAAAACTTGTTACTGGCGGTGTCGATGCGCAGGAGAACTGCCTGTACTGGACTATTCGAGCGTGGGGAGACTTCCTCACTTCTCAGAACATAGCACACGGACAGGCGTTCAGCTTCGCCGAGGTCGAGAAATACATGAACCTCGAATATCGAAAGGCAGACGGCACGGTGTTTATGGTTGACCTTGTCCTTGTGGACAGTGGTGACCAGACAGATGAGGTCTATGACTTCTGCGCAATCAATGCAGAGTGGGCGCTCCCGTGTAAAGGTGTCGGCTCACAGCTTTCTCATTACCGGCTGTCGACCGTCAACAAGACTGGCTCTCGTGCTTACGGCATGAACCTCGTGTTGGTGGACGGCGGTAAGTACAAAGACATGATTGCAAGCCGTATGCGAAAGCCGAACGGAAAAGGGTCGTGGATGGTCTATAAAGGCTGTGACGAGGAATACGCACAGCAGGTTACTGCGGAGCATAAGGTCAATGTGAAAAACAGCAAAGGGCAGCAGTCCCTTGTCTGGCAACCCAAGACCGAGAACGCAGACAACCATTACCTCGACTGTGAGGTTTACTGTATGGCGGCCGCTGACATCAAAGGCGTTAGAAACCTGTTCCTTCAGAACACGGTGGAAGAGCCGAAGAAGCCAGAGCCGAAAAAAGATGCTCCGACACCAGAGGAGAACTGGATAAGAGCAAACGACACTTGGCTGTAAGGAGGTATGAGAATGGCCGAATTCCAAGAGATGACAAAAGAACAGCAGCTTGCCGAGGTCAACAAAGCAATCTACGCTGTGCTTGCCGGAGGGCAGTCGTATAGCATCGGCAGCAGAAGCCTTACTCGTGCCGACCTCTCGCTTCTGAAACAGATGCGAGAAGAGTTGGAGGCAGAACTCACACGAGACAACTCTTCCAACCTCCTCGACAATACCTTCGTGGCAATGTTCACGGGTAGATAGGAGGTATCGGAATGAACTTCATTGACAAAATCGTCCTTCTGTTTTCTCCGCAGAGGGCATACGAACGAGAAGCGTGGAGACAGAGTTATGAAGAACTCCGCTATTACGATGCAGGCCCCGGCGGTCGGTTGAACGCACAGTGGAGAACGAATAACGCAGCGGC